TGGGGCAGTTGTGGGTGAAGGCTCTACTGGTGTTGGAGGATCTGGAGTCTCACTCGGAGTCGGAGTCGGACTAGGTTCTGGTGAAGAAGAAGGTTCTGTTGGTTCTGGTGTCGGTGTCTCTGATGGCGACGGCTCAGGCGTTACTGTTGGCTCTGGGGTGGGTGTTGGTGTTGGTTCTGGTGTCGGGGTGGGAGTAGGCGCAATTGAAATATTGTTCAATGAGTAAAATGAACCTTGATTTATATTAAGAGTAGTTTCACTTGTTTGAACGTTCTGTGTTTCGTTCCATTGAGACCATACAATCCAAACACCAGACTCATCCCAGCTATTGTCTCTAACGGTTGCGCCTTTTTGAGTACGTTGTCCATTATTATAAGAATCATCTAAAATAATTGCGTAACTGTTGTTTGTAAAGGTGTTACCTTTAATTAGACGGTTATTGTTTTCAATTGATGAGTTGTCAAAGAATGTTGACCACGAAGTTGGAATCCAAGAAAAAGTTTGTATAGCAACGCTATTTCCATTAAATGTTGAGTTAAGCACAGAATGCTTGTTAATTCCTCGTGCGCTAATAGCAGTTCCATTATTATTAAATGTTGAATTACTTACAAGCACGGTGCGTTCTACGCCTATAGCAGTTCCGTTATTTTCAAAGGTTGAACCTGTTACATATATTCTGTTGTTGTAGCCAGAATCATCCGTAGAAAACATATTTGGAGTTGATCCCCAATCAGAAGCAATGGCAGTTCCGTTATTTCTAAAGATTGTATTATTTATGTATGTGACAGTTGTTCCACCATTTTTGCTGAAAAATGCTCGTCCAGCATCGTGAAAATAAGAACTGTTGATTGTAAGAGTTCCTCTTTCATTTTCTACATATGTAGAACTGAACTCTAAATCATTAATAGTCAAGTTTGAATTAGTAGGTACATAAATTCTGTAGTTACCAGATAAAGATATTTTATCTTGTCCATTAATTACTAGCTGTCCTACAATACTAGGTAAATTAGACGTAAGAAATATGGTTCCCTCTACAGCAAAATTTATCTGATCATAAGTTCCATTAGATATAGAATTTGCTTGAGTTATAGCCCATCTAAACGTTCCTTCTGAATCGTCATCTGCAAGACTATTTACCACCAATGTTGTTGGTTGAGGGGGGCATTGCTCATTCCAGTTAACTTCAGATCCGTCCCAGCACTCTATTGGTGGTGGCATTTGAGGACAAGTTTGATTCCAAGAAATAACAGAACCATCCCAACAAGTAATTGGCGGTGGTGTTGGAGTACATTCTGATTGGTAGTGAACTACAGAACCGTCCCAACAAATTACTTGAGGCTCTATGGGACAGGTTTGATTTCCAGGAATTACCGAACCATCCCAGCAAGTTATTGGTGGTGGTTGGGGTGGGCAGGTTTGACTCCAAGCAACCCAAGTTCCGTCCCAGCACTGTGTATCAGGTGGAATTGGAGGGCAAGTTTCGTTGTACGCAACTGTTGATCCGTCCCAGCATTGACCGGGTGGTGGTTCTGCAGGACAGGTTCCAGACATTGGAATGATTGTTCCATCCCAACAAGTCTGCATTTCGACTGGACGACCACCGTTAATGGTGAACGCCTCTGAGATTTGGACCACCTCTTCATTTGATTGGAAACGGATACCTCGTCGTAAATCTGCTGGAAGCCAGCCTGTTGTCTCAACGATGCCAGACCAAGTAGGTAGGCGAGAAGTGTCAACAGTCAGTTTAATTGTTGTAAAGTCACCAGAGCTTTGAGGAAATGGTCTTACTTTCCATTCCACACAGAAGCCTGTGTTTGTAACGCCATAACTTAAATGTCCACCACTCCAAGTAACCCAGTCCCAACCCGCAAGGGAGATTGATGGGGTGTATGGGTAAGAACTAAATGTGGCATCAGGTGTACCGAAAGTGAGAGTTCCATTAGTGGTTACATACGTTGTGTTGTATGTGGTGTCACCGAGAGGAAGATTGTATGGGAGCGCCATTTGGTGAGCAACGTCATCTTCTTCTCCCCAAGAATATTGGTTACAAGGCTGCTCTGCAATAACAGCGCTTGCTGGAGAGGATGGCATTACTAAGGCAAAAACGGCAACATAAAAAAATGCAGCAAGGACTCTTAGAGTCTTAAACAAGTTAACCCCTCCAGCAAGGGCAGTATTAATTAAATTCGTGTGTCAGCGAACTTCCTTTTATATTTTACAAGGTTTTTATATACGCTAAATAAGAATTACGTACTGTAGCTGGATACCACTTCTCTCCACCGTGTGCAGTTGATACGTTTTCTGCATTAAGTGCATTAGCAATTAACTGATACGAAAGTCCTAAATTTCTTTCTCTATAAATACGTTCTCTAATTTCTTGTTCAATATCTGGAGTTGGTCCTAGATCTACACCCCAAACTTTTCCGTTTGAGCGACGATCTCTATGAACATCTTTTTGACGTTCAGAAATCATTCCTCTTTCCATTTCCGCCATTGCTGCCATAATTGTGACCACAAACCTTCCTTGATGAGTAGCAGTATCCAACCCAAGGTCAAGCAAAGCCAAGCGCCAACCGTACTTGTGAGAACGGTCCACAATACTGAGGAAGTCTTTGGTTGAGCGAGCCAATCTATCAAGACGGGTAACATATAAAGCACTAGCCTTTCCAGTATCTAGGTCATCAAGAGCATTACGAAGCACGGGGCGACCCTGAATACTTTTACCTGAGCGACCCTCTTCTCTTAAAACCATTGGCTCATAGTCCGCTGCAAGGGCTGCGTATTCCATTTGCTTTACCTGAGCGTCAAGACTCATTCCGTCCTGTGCTTGCATCTGGGTAGATACACGGGCATAGAGATATGCAATTCCGTTAGACATATACAGTTCTTTCAATACCTGCGGAAGAAATTAGTTTTGAGCATCCGGGACAAGGTTGACCAGTTATGTAAAGAGTTGCTCCTAAAAGGTCGCTCCAGGAAGCCCGTAGAAGCGCGTTTGCTTCTGCATGGGTACTCCAACATAGGTCATATTGACCTTTTGAGTGTTCTGAAGTTGCATCTAAAGCTCGTGGGCATTGTCCAGTTGAACCGCAAGAACGTTCGTCACCTGCTGGTGTTCCGTTGTATCCAGTAGAAACAATCTTGTGATCTTTAACAACTACCGCTCCGTGTTGCGCACGAACGCAGTCACCTCGCGCAGAAACTGCTTTAGCGATATTTAAGTAGTAATCATCCCAACTTGGTCTATTCATAGCGGTCTCATAACAACTAATGCGCTTGGAAATGGAGCAGCGTTTTTAGCCTGACCAAACTTTAGCCGTCCTCGTATAAAACGTACTTCGTGATGAATTACACTCTCATGCCACCAAGCCGTATCTGTACGAGAAGGAACAAGACAGACAACAGTAGCGCCACGCTTAGACTCTAAATCAGCCTTAGCCATCCACTCTTTAATAGTTTTTCCATATGGAGGATTAAGCCACACAGCCCCGTTCCCGGCTTCTTTTGACCAATCATGCTCAAAAGCATCTTGTCTATCTGGGTTGTCGTGGTCAGGACCAAACCATTTGTCGCAGAGGGCAGAACTTTTAAGAGCAGCAGCGTCAAGCGTGAAATTAAACTCCAATGCGCACTTATCAAAAAATGCACGTGGTGTTGACCACGTATCGTCCAAAGATGACATAGCAGTAGAGCTAGAGTAAAAACCAGTACTTGGTTCGTAGGTCATTTACTCTCCGCTGCTTTAATCCTTGCTTCGGCAATTTTGATGTACTCAGGGTTTTGCTCAACGCCAATAAAGTTAAATCCCTCAAGAGTCGCTGCTTTTCCTGTTGAGCCTGAGCCAGTGAATGGATCAAGAACAGTTCCGTTAGGTGGAGTAACCATACGAACTAGGTAACGCATTAAATCTGTCGGCTTTACAGTTGGGTGGTGGTTTGCTTGTTTAGCAACTCCTTTTTCAACAAAAGTTCCCATACCGGTTTCGGTTCTGTCGTCTGGACGCTTTTCCTCAAACCCATCTAAACCTTCATTACGATCACGCTTGGAAGTCTTGGCGCAATAGAAGTAACGGGCAGCCGAACCGCTATCACCAAAACCAGGGTCACCTGCTTCGTATTGACCAGCAGGGACAATGTTCACTCCGCTAGTGTCTTTCTTTCCAATACGACCACCAGTTGATTTACCAGTGTCAGGGAATAGTTCAACAACTTCGTCTGAACCGTCGTGGATGAAGTTTGCAGGGTATCTTCCTGAGACAGTAACTTCAATCTCTTTTGGAACCCAGTTGTCATCTCGGAAAGTCCCAACCTCTGGTTGGTTTGCACTCATTCCACCGTAAGTTCTTACTTCGTCACCAATGCGTGATCCGTCAATATTAATAGCACCAGTGCCGTGAGCAAGAACGTTCTTGGCAACAGTCTTTTCAGACAGAGGCTTACGAGCCATAACAATAGGTTCGTGTGCTGGTTTTAAGGCTGTTCCCCAACCTTTCCACTTCTTTGCTTCCTCAGTGGATTCGCCTGTTTGGACTAGTTGGTTAAGAGTAGTGTTATAGCCGTCGTCAGTTGAGTTCATGAAGCCAACGCCACTTGCTGGCTTAGCCTCAAACTCAACCCCAGCCATTTTGTCTAAGGCTTTGGCAACATCTAAAGACTTAGGGAACCCTGACCCATATACCCACATAATCTGGTCACGGATCTCAAAACCTGCATCCTCAATGGCGCAAGCCATACGGTGATAAGTCCGGGAGCCGCCAAAAGATAATAAATGACCGCCAGGCTTTAGAACGCGAAAAACTTCTTTCCACATATCTACGTTATAGGCAATACCGCTTGAGTCCCAAGACTTGCCCATAAAGCCAAGTTCATAGGGTGGGTCGGTGACGACAGAGTCTACAGAGTTGTCAGGCAGACTTTTTAACTCTTCCTCGCAATTTCCAAGAATAACTTTGTGTGTCATTACTCTACGGACTTTAACCCTGTTACAGGACAAGTCTCTTCTGACTCTTTATTCTTGTTCTTTTTGAAAATAGCATTACGAAAAGCTCGTAAGATTTCAAACAAGAAAACTACGCCAATGAGGGCAACTAGGAGAACTAGTCCCCAGCCGAGAACCCATAGGAAAAGTTCTGCCAGTAAATAAAAAGGTTGTTTCCAGTCAAGTTCCACTATTTAAAGCCCTTTCTAGAGGTATAAAACGTATAGACTTAAACTTAAGTGTATACGATAATTATGTCTTTTAGAGGGCAAAACGCCGATATCTAGCCTGTGGATAACTTTTATTTTACGGATACTTGTATATACCTTTTTAGATCTTTCTCTTCATATGCTTTATCAAGATCCATAATAAATTCATCTATTGCAAGTTTCTCTAACTCTTTATCAGTAAAAACTCCTTCGACTCCGTCGCACAAGTAGTTTTCTGAAAAACCTGTTTCAATAGTTACAGTTACTCTTTTTCCCATTTTTCTATCCTTTCGTTGTTAGGCTCACTTTACAGGTTATGTTGCGCCTGTCAAGCCTTGAAAGGTGTGTTTTGGCTTATTTTCCAGATGCAAGCCGGCGCTGGCGTAGGAGCGCGAAATCCTTAACTTTGGTGTCGCCCATGTAGCCCCAAGCGTAGCCATCAGCAATTAGAGCCTCATTGACGGACTTCTCTGCCCCGTCTAGGAATAGCCAGCCAAGGATACGTCCGTACTTCTCTGAGGAGTCTGGCTTCTCTGTCCGGATAACAACTGTGTTGGCGCTGGAGATAAGTTGCTTGAGGCGATCTTTGACCTCTAAGCCAAGCACCTTCTCCTCTTTGTCGGTGGTGCGGGATTCTGGGGTATCAATACCAGCTAGGCGCACTCTCTGGGTGTAGGAGATATCAAACCCCAAATCAATGTCAACATCGATGGTGTCGCCGTCTACAACTTTTAGGACTTTCTTTACGCGGTATTCATACATAGTTCTATTATTTCATAGAAGTCAAAAACCGATTTTTCAGGCCTCAGTGGTTTATATCGTTAGAGAACGAAATCCACTCTTTTAGTCTTTCTTCGTGGGAGTAGGTTTTGTTGGTTATGGCTGCTTGAGTTAGGTAGTCAAAAGTTCCAGACCTGAGTGTGTCTATGGCTTTTTCAATTTCTTTTGCAAGAGCCTGTGCTTCTTGTTCTGAGTTTACGTTGAATGGATAAATCTTTGTCAGTCCTATGCCAGTTTCGGGTAAGGCTCCGTAACTGTTAGTTATGCAATAGAGACCAGCACTCATGGCTTCCATTAAAGAAATACAAGAAACCTCTTCAAAAGTTGATGGATAAGCAAAGATATGCGCTTCTTTTAGAAAGTCTCTCACTTCCTGGTTTGAAGTTCTGCCTCGTAAAACAACTCTGCTGTCTTTGCTACACAGTTCTTTTATGGAGTTTTCTAACTCTAGGTCTAGTCCCCAAGCTTTGTTGATGTCTAGATTTCCAAAAACGTGGAGTTCAATGTCTTGGTGGTGTTTTAAAAGACTTAATGCCATCACTAACCGGTCTAGTCCTCTGTATGGCTCGCATTGAAAAACCATTTTAATCTTGTTTGAATAATCTTTAGAAGTTATTTCTATAGGCTCTATGGAGTTCTTTATTACATAACAACTACTAGTCTCCATTTGAGGATGACTTTCAAAAAATCTTTGGTATTGATAGTAAGAAATAAAAATAGAGTAGTTTATAAATTCAGGGACCTCAAGGAATTCAAAGTCCCCCTGAGAGTGACTTAAATGTATGTAGGAAATGTTTTTCTCTTTTTGATCTACATTCCATTTGCCGGGAGATAAAAGCCAATTCCAGTTCTTTAGTTCTGGAGCTTGTGGAAATACCCTATCTTTTAGGTTTAACAACATTAACTCTGTTCCACCAATATAGGAGTTATTTATTTCAGGAAAAATCATAATGATCTTTTATATAACTTTCAAAAGTAAGAATCTGTTTTTTACCGTGACCAACAATTACTTTTAGTGTCCCATATACTTTGTGTCCCTTTTTCTTTAGGATACTAAAAAAGTAATGATCTTCTCCAGAAAAAGATCCGTCTACTAAAGCTTCTGCGCACCAAAAAGGTTCTCCATCTAATCCAACCTCTTTTGTATCCTCTAAAACACTTCTATGTATTAAAAGTGCTCCTAGCCCAGCCCAATCAATTTCAATAATTTCTTTATCTTGATTTTCTACTACGTCAACAAAAACACTTTCTTTTTTGCCATTTCGTTGTTCATACTTATATATTGATGGCTGTACGTGGGGGCATCCTTTACTACAGTTAAGATTTATAAAATATGTACCACTAAGAACTTTTACTTCGTTTTTTGTGGCAATGTCGTATAGTTCGTATATTTTATCTGCTGTCCATAAAGTATCAGCGTCAACCATTAAAAGCCAAGGTGATGTTGAAATATCTAAAAAATCTCTAAAAAGTATGTTTCTACCAAGAGCCACAGCAGCACCTGAAGATGTTGAAAAAACCATATCAATTAAGTTTCTTTTTTTAGAATCTTCTTTTACGGAATTTATTAGCGAGGCACAAAAATCACCTTGGACTGTTCCGTGATCTGACCAGACAACAGTAATCATAACTTTATACCTGACTATTTGCTAAGTAATCGTTTATTGTTATGCGAGTTTTTTTAATGTGGTCTACAAATACTCTTGGGGTCGCATAGATTTTATGCCCAGCTTCTTTTACTTTATTAAAAAAGAAATAATCTTCTTCTACAAAGAATCCGTCTACAATTCCTTCTGCAAACCAATATGGCCGGCCGTCAGCACCAACGGTTTTAGTCTGTTCTACTAGGTCGCGGTGAATAATCATTGCACCAAGACCAGCCCACTGGACTTCAATAATGTCGTTATCAAGCATCTTTTTTAGGTCTACTAAAGAAGCATCGCCAATCTCGTCTCCTGGATTAAATAATGCAGGAATTACTCCCTTTTCAGGATGATTAAAAAAGTAGATTGCATTAAGTAACTTTAAGTTGTTTGATACTGCAATGTCATAAAGATTGTAGATATCTCTGACTCCCCAAACCGTGTCAGCATCAACCATTAAAAGCCACTCGGAGTCTGTAGTTAAAAAATGCTCAAAGACTGTGTTTCTACCTTTAGAGACAACTGCAGCTGGAAATGCAAAAAGATCGCTAATTAAACTTCTATTGTGAGCATCTGCTTTTACTGCGTACATTAAGGAATAGCAAAACTCTCCCTGCACCGTACCGTGATCCGACCAACCAACTGCAATCATATTCAAATACCAATTTTCTCGGCCTCAGAGGATTTTTGTAAGAACCTTAAATAGTCTACCAAGTAGGGAAAAGGTTTTACTAGTTCTCTAGGACAGAGGTAAAAGGTGTCGGTGAGGTTCCGGGCAGGGTCATATTTAGTTTCTTGAGTCCAGTATTCATAGGTGTAGTTAGGTATCACTAATAGGTCATTTGTGTGCTGAGAAACAATGACGTATGCCAAAGGCTTTTCAAGTTTTTGTTCGTAACCGCTTACTGTGTCAACCATTAGAGTTCCGTAAGGAAAGCTTTGAGGATCTGAAGTGAACTTCAAGGCTCTGGATTTAACTTCTAGATGACCATTGATTTTGGTGAATACAACATCTTTTTCGTTGACAGTCATTTCTTTCACTTCTTGCCAGTCTTTAGCAAACGCAAGTTCTGGGCAATAACAATCCAACTCTAGGTTATTGAGTACAGAAGCAACCTTTTCGTTGTATCCGTGACCGAGCTCCATAAACTTTTTATATGGAAACCCTGATTCATCAAACATAACTAATAGATTGTTTTTCGTGACAAGTTCTACAGACGCTTCCATGAATTACAAAAGGACCAATTTGGAATACAGCTTCGTGAAAAATTTCATTTTTTTCATGACAAGAATCGCAAATATTTGGATTTAATTTGTTAAATGTTTCAGCTGTTTCTTTAATGCAGTTAACGCATCCAATGGCAGTAGGGTAGAAAATGTTTACATAAAAGATTGAAGGATTCATTAAATTTATATGTGAACAAGTTCTTAAAGTTTCTGCTTTTATAGCCTCTATAAAACCTTCGGGGTTTTTAAGCCATTTGAACTTCTTACCTAAAAAACTACTGTGAAAGTCTTCAATCTCGCGTTTCTTAAGTTTTTTACCGTTCACAGCGCCATAAAGTTCGTTGACCTCATTAACGTGTCTCTCTGCGTGTTCTGCAGCAGCTTTTTGCTGATCTCGTAAATGTGTTACAAATGCTTCAAGACTTCCATCTTCTGGGTTATTTGTCATTGTGTCTCTTTTCGTAGTTTTTAAATGCTCCGTGGTCGCAGGTGGCGGAGCAACCCACCCATCAAGGGGAGAAAAGTATAAGAACCCTTGCGACCTAAATAGTAAGTCTGGTGGGGGGTGAATGTCAATCTTTTCTGACAGTTTGGGATATTCTATAATAGAAAACTTAATTTTCCAGGCCTCGTGGGATAAATAGAGGCGGAAAAACTTTTTGGGGTTTGTGGAAAAGGTGGGTGTTTCTGTGGGTAAGTGGGTAAATGGGTTGGGGGTTTTGAGGGGGGTTTGGTAAAATGGAAGTCTTGTGGTTATCAGAACGAAGGTTTTGACCACCGTTGTTGCGCTTCTTACGGCTTTGTCCGTAACGCTACCAACAGCCCAGGGTCAAGCCAACGCCAAAGAAATACAGGAAATAGCAAGACCGACCAGCGGAGTTTTAGGAGCCGCTGAAAAATATATAGGAACCCCGTACTGTCGGGGTGGGCAATCGCCCAGATGTTTTGACTGCTCAGGTTTCGTCAAATACGTCCACGCACAGAAAGGTATAGATCTACCTCGTACGTCTCACCAGCAATATAAGGCGACGAAAAAGATATCAAGGTCGGAAGCAGTTCCAGGTGACCTAGTCTTCTTTCACTATCGGAGTGGCTATGTTTATCACGTTGGTATCTATGTCGGAGATGGGAAAGTCCTTCATTCTCCGAAGCGAGGTCAAGATGTCCGTATCTCCCAGATTTGGACAGCTAGAGTTACGTTCGGTAGAGTGTAACAATAACTGAATAGAAAGCCCCCTACTTCTCTTGGCGTTGTAGGGGGTTTTTATTTGGAGCCCCCTATCCGATTTGAACGGATGACATTCGCTTTACAAGAGCGACGCTCTACCACTGAGCTAAGGAGGCGAAGTGGTAGTTGCCCGACCCTGAGAAGGAAAACCGAACAACTACCACAAGCAGATCACTATCAATCAAATTGAATGAGGATCACTGCTCAAAAAGTGTATCACGAGGTGGTATGGTTTTTCTATGCTTGGTGATAAAGAAACAGTCCACATTTCGTGGTGTCATGGCGGTCAAGTCGACGCTTCATTTGCTTTTAGTTTGATGGATATTATCCGCCTGTTCCCTACGCACGTAGGCTCTTACAACGCCATTCAAGGCATTGGTCTGCTTTCTAAGAGTCGTAACGTAGGGGTCAAGTATTTCCTAGACAACACTGACGATGACTGGATGTTTATGGTTGATTCAGATCAATACATAACTCCTGAGGCATTTGCGAAACTTATTAACGCAGCGGACAAAGATAAAGTACCTTTTGTTTCTGGGTTGTATTTTGCAGCTTACTGGCCGAAACCAGATGAGTTAGAACCTGTTCCGCTTATCTACGTGAACAAAGGTGAAGCAGGAGTGCTTCCTTACTATGACTATCCAAAAGACTCTTTAGTTGAAATTTATGGAGCCGGTACAGGTTGTATGTTGATTCACCGAAGCGTGCTTGTAAAACTTCGTGAGTTGGGGGCGGAAGTTTCTGGCGAGGATTGGGCATGGTTCCAAGACGGACCTATTGAAGCCGGTAAGTGGTTATCAGAGGATTTGTTGTTCTGCGACAGAGTACAGCGAGCAGGAATTAAAATACACGCGCATACTGGAGCAGTAATGCCTCACCACAAGTCAATGTGGATCGTAGAGTCGCACTATGACAACTGGCTAAAGAAGCAAGACCTTACTTAGCAAAAACGAAATTTTCAGGCCTCATTGGATATTAAGAGGACGAAGAGCCGAAAGAATGTTTTTGAGGGGGATTGAGGCTATGTGAGAAGAGGAGTCAAGGGCTCCGAAACTAACAAGGACTTTGTCGTTGTAGGTTGCTAGGCCGGCCGCAAATTCAATACTTTTGTTTATGAAGTTAAACATGTCTGTGGTTTTTAAGATTTGACCCTGCTCGTCGTATTGCATGAATCTGTGAACATAGCGACGACGAAATAGTGGTTCTTGGGTTAGATTGGCAAATCTAATGTATTCAGCCGAAACAGTTTGGTGGATTATGCCAAGCATAGTTCCATTCTCTAGACCGATAAGTTGTCCGCCACCTCTAACCTTTGGAGTTGGACCACCAACCTCAGTTAACTGTTGTCCCTCAATCGTGTAAGTTTTACCTGAGTCGTAGAGATAATCAAACGCTACGTCTTTTTCGTTGAACAAACTTGTTCTATGGACTGGCATCCAGTTTTTTTCAACCGTGTCAAGATCTATAGGAGAATTAAAAAGTTGAATTTCTCCTCCTTTTGGTTTCCCTGAGGACATATCCAAAGGTAAGTTGCAGATTCTAGCTACTGGAATCTTTCCGCTCTCCCAGATTGTGGCTGAGATTCTGAGTGTATTTCCGTCATGATACAAACGACCATCTTCAATTCCTCGGAAAAGCTCTACTGGAAAGGTTTCGTAAGACTCTGTTAAATCTACTTCTTTAATTTTGCTTAAAGTTAGTGTAGATGGGTTAAGAGTTCCAATAAACATTCTGTTTCTAAACTTACCTTCAGTTCCTAGAACAGAATTAATATAAGAAGCTTGATACCACTCACCGGGAGTCTCGTATGAATCTCCAGTAGTTAACTCTTCGCCTAACTCTGGTTGCCACTCTGGGCGGTGGTCGCGTAACCAACCGTTTGAAGAACGTAAGAGTACAAGGTACCCATGTTCTTCGGTGTAACAAATAGAAGGATTGTATGCAGACCACTCTGGCTCATTGCAGAAACGCGCAATTTGTTTTACCTTTGCGCCAAATAAATCGGATACGTTTGGTACACTCTGAGGGATTGACATAAAGATAGAGTAGCACAAAGCTCAATTTGACTATGTCATTACTCTATGATAAGGTTACAACGTGTCGTACAAAAAATCATTCAAGGGAGCTAAGGCTGTTCCAACTAGTTGGACAGTATCTTACGAGTTACAAGTTAATGGCCGAAAAGTTGTGCCTGAGACCGAGCTATCTATAACGGGAGAAGCAGGTAGATTCAGATTTATTCGCCACGTTAAAACACCTACCTCGGAATGGATTGACGTTGTTGGTGGTCGAAAAGGTTGGACTATGTGGCGGTCTTTTGATCAAAGTAAAATTAGAACCGTACATTGGAAAAACAAAACGGCTAAGAATATTATAAAAGAACGTAAAGAGGAAAAGAGTAAAAATGACGAGTAAAGCTCTTGTTGAAGTTGCTCTATCTCAGGTTGGGTTTGTGCCTAAGGATTACAGGGATACTGGCTATGGGCATTGGTATGGATTAAATAATAATCCCTACTCAGCCATTTTTGTTTCTTGGTGCTTTAAAAAGATTAAGCGCAGTGATCTAATTCAGATAACTAGCGACAAAGGATTTGCTTCTCCGCAGATTGGGTTTGATTGGTTTCACGCTAGGGAAATGATTGTTGATCCTGAGAGAGCAAAACCTGGAGATTTGGTTTTCTTTTCTACCACTGGTGCCAAAATTGATCACGTTGGTATTGTTTCAGATGTATACAAGTATGGAATACTCTCGCACACATTTGCTTTAGAAACTGTAGAAGCAGATATGTGCGGAGAGTTTGATTCCGTACATGGTATTCACAAGCGAGTTAGAGTTCTAAAGAACAATAAATCAATTGTTGGTGTTGCAAGAATTAATTGGGATTTGGTTAAGGAATCCACATCTTAAATTCGCGAGTAACAATTACCATATCTGTTGCGCCTGAATGGTAGACCTCAAGTCCTACTGGTTGACCTTTGTTAGCCTTAAAGAACCAAGTACCAGAGTGAATGTTGTCTAGTTCTAGATCAAGCATTCTCTGACCAGTAAAGTCTGCTTCTGGAGTTCCGATATCGCGAGTAAAGCGAATCTTCATATCTTTTGCTCCACCAAGTTCTTTTACGTTAATGTAAAAAGCCCAGTTAGCATGACCGGTATTCTTAGGAACGATTGAGTCCTGAGCACCGAAATCTAGTTGTGTCCATGTCTTTGGACGGATTGTTTGTGGGGATGGCTTAATCTTTGGGTCGCCAGCTTTCCACGATACATATTCAATAGTCACTTTAAATCCTTTATCTAGGTGGACTTTAAGTGTACATCATTATCTGCTAAAAAGGTCAATACCTTTTAGGTTTGAAAATATAGCATTATGCTCAAAAATATCTGGATCTATATACCAGTCCTCAAATGGAAGTCCTCTAAAGTCTTGAATATTATCTCCAAACATTTGATATCCGTTATCTAAAAAGATTTCTTTGGACTTATCTTTAGCACCCTGGGTGTTGATTCTACTGTCCGTAAAGTAAACATCGTGCTCAAAAGTAATAACCGAAAACCTATAATCTGACTCCACTATTGTTTCCAACGTAGATAAAGAATTGTGTTCAAAGGTGACGGGATTGAAGTCAACATCAATCTGTAAGTAGTCAATCTGTTTTGGCATTTCGTACTTTGCAAGAAGTTTGTTGTAGTTAGTAAAAACTGCATTAGTTTGGATACAAGGGTTTTTTCTTTGTTTTTGATGTTGGATTACTCGCTCTTCTAAAAGATCTATGCCAACACCTTTCCAACCGTACTTTGTTTCAAGTATGTAGGTGTTTGAGTCTTGAATGGGGAACCCTGAACCAATTTCTAGATATGTACCTTGTTGCTTAAAGTTGTGCATGTTTAAGACAAAAGACTCTTGACCTGCTTGGGAGTTAGATTCTAGGACAAGTCTTGCTTTGGGGTTTGGTTTAAGCTTCACCGAAGCAGTGTATCAACCAGTCGGTGGGATTAGCAACGCTTCTATGCTTTGTCCTGGCTGCCAATACTTAAACTGCCTAGAATCAGACTTACAGCCTTTACCGCCCATGATCTTGTACTGGACAGTCATTGGATAAGTGCTTTCTGTCTCCCAGACAAGAGATCCTTGCCAAGACTTATTAGGCTTTTTGCCGTTAAGCATCCAAGTATTAGTACCAGTGCTATCTATCTTGCCGTTTGGTAGTTGCCTTGCAAAACGCATTTTTATATATTTAGGAGCTTTTTTACAAGATACGTGCAGTTGAGCAAGCCAAACTGTGCGTTCCCCGTTTAGGGTAAAAGCGTTGTTTCCATTAAAGGGTACATCTCGCCATTTACCAATTTTAAGCGTGACGGTGTTGGTGCTTTTCTTTATTCCGTCCGCTGGGTTAGCTTGTGCCGGAGAACCCATAGAAAAGGATAAAACAAAAACAATAAAAACAATTAAAAACTTCTTCATAATCCTGCCTGTACTTCCAGTTACAAACAGGCACAATAACTAAATCATGCCAAGAACATTACATAGTTATTTTATCAAGAGGAGTAGTCGTCACTACCTTCGTTTGGAAGCGATGAGAAAACTTCTTGGCAAGTAGGACAAATGCTAAAACCGTTGGGATCTCTGGACGGAATCCACTTTTTACCGCAGAGAGCAATGATTGGAACGCCATAAATAAGTGCGTAAGTTACTTCGTCTTTATCCGCGTAGTGAGCAAATTTATCGTGATCTCCGTTAGAGGTATCAACTCTGGTGTCGGTCTCTGTATCCAATTGGATAGCTGACCCAGTTAAAGGTTTCAAAAGTTATGTCCTAACACTAAAGGGATATGGTGATAAGAATACCTTTTACATATCTCTTCGTAAAGGATACCATCTGATTCTTTATCCTTAGAATTCCAGAAACCGATATCTTTCCAGATACTCTTATGAGCAACCAGTTGCATAGAGTCAATAGATTGTCTTACTGGTGGAAGTCCAGTCCAAGGAATTTCCATAGCTTCTTCGCCGTGTATCTTCCAATGATAAATTTCAAAGATAATTACATCTCTTTTATAGATGTCTATGGCATTACTAATTAATTGAAAAGCTTCTGGGAAAAACTCGTTATCAATGTTGTGATGGATGTAATAATCACCAAGATCGTTTTCGTATGCGTAGCGCATAGCAAGATCAGCAGAGTTATGTCCCCAAACGCCAAAACGCTCTGGAGTATTTATGAGGTGGGGGTTTAGACCTAGTTTCTTAAAATCAACTTTGTCTTGTTCATAAGTCTTTTTCTTAGGTCCATCGTGACAGATGACTAAGTTAAAGTCTTGAAAAGTTTGATTAGATAGAGACTCTAACCCTCTATGAATACTTGTTGACGATACATCTTTAGGATCGTGTTCTCTAGGAACGTGATGTTCGTAATCTCTTGCGATAACGCAAAAGCGAGTCACTACAGACCAAACTCTCTTTTACGTTCGTTTGCGTAGAATCCTGGAACACGGAAAACGGTAGGAGTAGCTTCAAAGATACGTTTTAACTCAGCACCACATTCAGGGCACTCAGTAACTTTTTGTTCCTCTGTAATACTACGAGTTTCAGTGTAGATGTGTTCGTTTTCTTGACACTGGTAATCATAACTAGGCATAGAAAAACCCTACCACTTAGTCGTCGTAAATTACATAAGAAACAGTCTCTTCTAGATACTTAGCGTCTAGGCTTTTTTGAATCTGCATCTTATGTTTTGCCATAGCTTCGGCAGCAGTTTTCGTTGGGAACGCTACGCCTTTTAGTCCGCAACGAACTTTAGTCCATTCGTTTAGACCTGTTCTGCGCTGTACAGATGCTTTGTAGCCTCGGTCATCTGTTAAGCGTGTTATTACTGCTCGGTATTGATATTCCTTTACCAGCATTTCTTGCTCTTTTTTAGGCTTCTTAAGCATTTTATTTGTCCTTATTGTTTTCTGTAATCAACTTGATTTCGCAAGCATCGGTGGTGCAGTAAGCCTCACCAATTGCATCGGCTGCCATACCTGCGTATACACCGGAGAAGTCGATTGGAAATAGTTTCATCTCGCCTTCCTCTTTGTACTCATCTTCTGTGATCTGCGTGTAAGGCATTTGCGGGTAAGTGAAGTTGCCAGACGGTAGGAAAGAAACAGTCTTTAGTTGACCGTCGTACATATGTAGAACAGTTCCTACGTGCTTTGCTTCTGTCTCTGGATCAAATGAGATTGTCACCGAGACTGAGTTGTCTGACCAGTAACGCTGCGCGGTTGCTGCGAGAGACATTTTTTCAAAGATTGTCACATCGCGTTCTGCGCGTTCTGCATCAGACTTAATTGGGAAAAACACTACCGAGGTGGTGTCTGGGGATTCTGAAGCTGGTTCGATTCTGTAGTTTGCCATTTTGAAAAGTGGGAGCATAGGGTCAGAATTTGCAAAGCGTATTGCTCGGTTGAAGTATTTTCCACCTGGTGTCCAGTGAACGCCTGGAGATTCGCCAGCAAGGATGGATACTGTTCCTGAAGGCTTAACGGTTGTTGTCTTGATTGATTCACGAATACCTAACCATTCTGAATAGATAATGTCGTATTTCTTAACATTGTCATATCCTGAGTTCATCCAGTCACGCAAGATTGGTAGACCATTGATATCAGTAAAGTTAGCAACGCCAGACATAGACAAACCAATGCGACGGTTACGTTGCATGATTGCGTTTGTTTCTTCCCAGTGAGTTGGGAGTAGCGTTACAGTCTTAGCGTAAAGGTACGCAAACTTTAATGTCCGGTTGTAATCTTCGATTGAGTCGTGACGATTTAGGTATGTCTCAACTAGTGTGCACATTTCAAATGACTCAAGAGATTGTTCTGCACAAGGGTTGTATCCAGCGATGCGATGATCTTTGTTGTTGATTGGATCAGCAAGACGACCGTACTTCTTTGATACGTCCATCCAGATAACGCCTGGTTCGCCATTACGAGCGATGCCATCAACGATTGGTTCAAAGTCTGTACCAACTTCAACAGCTACCGAGTTATTAGACATCCAACCCCAGCCAGGAGCGTCTGGGTCGTATGAATTTCGTTCTGGGAATACATCAGCGTTTTTAAGATTAAGAAAATCAGGATCATTAATGGAGCCAATAAGAAGTTCAGCAGAACGACGAACATTGCCAGAAACAACGCAAACGCCAATAAGGTTACCGATATCAGCAATATCTTTTTTAGTAACAAGTTCACCAGCACGTCCTTTAAATAGTTTGTGAATGTAGTTGTGTAAACGCTCTAGTGGTTCGTGACCAGCAGCGGTTCCACCAAATGTTGCAATAGGAGCTCCTGCAGGACGAATCTCTGAGTAATCAAACTCTAAGCAGTTCTGATCTGCCTTTAGGTAGGAGTTAATAAGTTCAACAGTTGATTCAACCCAACCCTCGCGAGTATCTGGGATAACTATTGTTGTGCACTCATTCTTTGGTTCGTAGATTGTAAATTCTTTTTCAGCACCCTTGTCGTCAAAACCAACGCCAACACCAAGCATTGATGCTTCCATTAAGAAACCAAATGGCTTAGCAGGATTGTTCTTTGTCATTTCAAGTGTTGAAACAAACGCGCAGTTCTGAAGTGCTGCTGAGTTCTTTTGCACGTTAACAATTGGAGTTCCCATAACCCAAAGACCGCGTCCCGGTGGAGTCCACTTTAGATTGAACAAGCGATCAAAAGCTTCCTTTGCAGAAGCCTGAGCCTTAGCATCTGACCAAGGTAGACGGTTAGTTTTGCAGTGTTCTTTTTGAAGTGAGTACATACCTTCAATTACACGCTGGCATACATCTACCCAAGTTTCCTTAGTACCATCTTCTTTTTTGCGGGAGTAGGTGCGTAGGAAAGTAATTTCACCTACAGAGTTGCCACCAGCATCCCGAAAGCCGAACGGTGCTTTCTTGTCTCGGTAAGAAGCAAGAAACTCTTCGTTAAGACGGAATGAAAAAGTGATGGCGGACATAGGTGTACCTCTTTGGGGTGTGTTGTATTTGATGTGTCTTGAGAATACTAGCAGTATTAAAGCAGAGGTATTTGGTCGGGGTTGTGAATACCCCAAGTGTTTTTGTTTGGAAACCCAGTAATTGCGCCTTGCACAACTTCAGCACTTGCTAAAACTCCAAGAATAAACTGTTCAGACTCTCCACGTACTTCAGCAGCGACCCTAATACTGCTCAATATGGATAAAATTTCAAACAGTTTTTCGGTAGTAGAAATCTGGGCATCACGCATTGAATAAGAAAATTGGGAGTTATCGTTACACATTAAAACTCTCCTGGAGCAACTTGCATACAGGTAAGCCCTAGTTCACGCCACATATTTACGACTTGCGGACGATCATCAAAAACACACAGCACATCACAATAATCAGCAATTTTTTCTTCATAGATTTCTTTCTTTACTATAGAGTCTTTACGGAAGTCATTGTGTTTACGCATATAGAGATGGGTGTACGGGGGAGCAAATAGTCGAAGCCATTCGCGAGTTCCCTCTTCACCTAAAGAGTCTCTAGCTGTGATGTAGATGATTTTATACCCTTTCTCCCATAAGCAACGGATTACTTCTATTACTGGTTTATTTGGGCTGTCTTGGATTAGTTTTTCAAATTCTGTGTTGTAAGGGTCTCTAATCTCTGGATCAGGTAACGCAATAGTTCCATCAAGATCTACAAGAATTACTTTGTCTTTTTTCATAAAACTAATCCTCTAGCAACTCATAGTTTTGTTTAAAACTTTTTTCAAAAGAAATAATTAATTCGTTATCACTATTTTTAATAACAATATCTTTGTAATGTATTCTTTTAACAGATCCCTCGGACCATATATCAAATACCAACATGTTTGTTATATGGTTTCGATAAGACATATAAGTAGTACTTGAAAGAAGTTCAATCATTTCTTCTTCATTAGTCCCAAGCCATTGCACAGCTTCAACTGTTATTGGTTTTCTGTGGTAAACAGCCATAACTATCTATCTCCTCTAAGAGATTTAAGTCTACTGGCTTTTCTCAACTTCAATAGTTGAACCGCCGCAGCGTGTATTTCTGAAGTTTTAATGTGTTTTATATACCCCCTTTCCATATCTTTGGGGGTTTGTCCTGTTAAAGTTTCACCGCAGAATGTGCAGTCAGTTGAGCGAATCATTTATATCTTCTATACAGACAGCAACAATTTTTGCTAGTTCCTGACAGTCATCATTTTTTGTGCAAGAAAGTAAATCTTCGTGCCGGTCTTTTAGTATTTCTAAGATACGTTCACGCTCTGCACGTCTAGCCCAGTATGAAACTTTTTGTTCTCGTTTGTTTCTGGGTTTACCGCTAAAGTAGTTCACTACAGTTCCCCATCTAGTGCTTTAATAGTTGGGCAGGGGTAGTCAACCGCGTGCCACTCAATCCAAAACTCATCTCCGCCGGTTTCTGCTTCGGTGCATTGTAAACACTTACCGTCACTTTCCATATGGATTGCTCTGATGCGTTCACGGATTTCTTGTCTACCCTCTTCGCGGGAGATCTGACAGTTCCTACAAGGACAATACTTACCAATAGGTTTGTCGTCTGGAATTTCAGATACGTCAGAGGCTGCCATTAGCTCCACTCTTTTCTTTGCCAAACATTTACTTTGTACCAACTGCTTAGTTTATTTTTTGGATTCCAGTTAGGTTTTGTTTCTGGTCTGGATTCTAAGACTTCCATCTCCCACTCATTTCTTTTGAATGGAATGATCTGCATTATTGGGGTTCCTGCTGGAATTATTCCAGTAAACCCCTCTTTAACTGCAAAAGGGATTCCGCCACGTCCGTTGGTGGAGTCAGCATCAAGTACCCCCGATGAACAGAAGGTTGGTAAGTCAAACCTATTCATAGGTTGTGTCACTATTGCGCTGTAACCTTTTGGAAGTAGAAACGGATAAAACAATTCCCAAGCAAGCCTGAAGCCTCCGTACCCTGGAATGTGTGGGATACCGCTAAACAATCCTGAAGCTCTGGAAGTTATTGGACTAGTTTCACTAGACCACTTAACAGAGACTTGTTCATCTACAGATTCAACAAAAAGGTCGCAGTGAAGTTTCACTATGTATCCAGCAGTTAAAGCATCGTAAAACGGGATACAAGCTTTCACTCCTAGATTTACGTTTCCGTCATCATCTACTTGGAGTTCTGTACCTTTGTGATATCTACTTAAATCCAAGTACCACCCTGGTACCTCTTTTTTAGCAGGTGTTGGTGGATCAACAATACGTTTTACTGAATCGTCATTTGGCTCTGCCCAAAAACGTATTTGTTCTTTTTCGGGCTTAGACATAACTAAGACTTGCTTCAACCCTGTCAAACAGTTCCATATCTGATGCAACTCTGGTTAGTAGTTCTGGAACGGTAATATCCAAAGCTTTGCAGATTGGCTCAAGCATTTCTGATGAGACTTCTTTTATTCCGCGTTCAAGTTCGGAAAGATACCCTAGTGACATAAATGCTGTTGCAGAAACATCTCTAAGAGTTCTGTTCTGGGAGATTCTTTCAGCCTTTAAGTTTTCGCCTATAACTTCTCGTAGTAGCACTACTTCCACCGATCCTGTTTTAGAACCGTTAAGTTAAGTACAATTCCAACTAGTACAACGCCGGTTAGCATTCCTGCGCCAAATATAAGTAATGATGTAAACATTTGTTCTCCCTAATCCCAATACATCGATTTGCCAACGTGCTTTTTTACAAGACGTATGGATTTAATTTTGTTTAGTAGTTTTCTCATTTTTTGTCTTTTTGTCCTTTTTCTTTTCCTCGGCTGCTTGAGCCTTTACTTTCTCCATAACCTCGTCCCAATAAGCCTTAATCTCGCTATCCTCTTTAACCTTGATATTGAAATTAGGGGCTCTAGTAACGTCCGCGTATGCGTCCATAATGTGATAGAAAGCTTCAAAAAACGAAGCAGTTTCTATAGCAAGGTCAGCAATATGGCTTTTCTTTTGCCCGTACATTCTGCCCTGTATGTAGGAGTCATGCGCTAAATGGATGAACTTGCTGTATTGCTGGGCGTTCATATATAGGTGGTTATTTGGATCCATACCGAAATAGTAGGTCGTTTCGGGAACTATGTCAAGGGTTTGCGGATTTCTGGG